ACTAAATATAAAACAGTTATTGATGATACCGTTACGCAAGACCCATCACAGGATCAAAAAAATACACAACCACCGGTTGATTTTAACGTTGTTTTAAATTTTGATAATGACGAACCTGATCCTACTTCACCAAGTATAATCTCAACACAAGATTATACAACGACTTTTAATATTTATTCGGGTAAATCAACAGATCACATTGGTAAATTAACTAACGCTTTAAATACAACATTAACAACAAATGATATAAATTTATTAACTGGTGGGAATACACCATTAACCACAGAAAATAAAAACACAATAATAAGTGGTTTAACAAAATCTTTTAATGATTTACAAACAAATTATGGAAATTATACAACAAAATTAAATCAATTAAAATCTGATATATCAGGAAAAACAGGACAAAATATTAAAGTTACAATTTTATCCTCTTGTTCTTCAGTTGCAAAACAAGCATATAATGCAGATTTATCATTAAGAAGGGGTCATAGTATTACCCAAGATATTTTTAAAAATATTAGTAAAGATGGTGGAACAACTAAACCAAATATTCAATGGGTAGATATTTCAAATGTAAATACAAATGGAGGACAAACGAATTTTACTGAAACATATAATTTAAAAGACTTTGGATGGAGTGATAATGATAACACAATAGAATTTGATTATACAAGTTATGGTGAAGGATATAAAGGACCTGAAGCAAATACAAATTGTATTAATAAAGATTTTCTTAATCAAGATTTAAAAGTAGTATCACCAATTGCGTTTTTTTGTAGACAAGTAAGTATTAATATTAAATATGATAAATTACCTGGTCCTCCACCGCCTCCACCAGTGGTATCACCAAAATATAAAGTTGTTGAAGATGGAAAACCAATATCAATACCCTCAAAAACAAAAAAGCCAACAATTGATGTTATGAAGAGGATTATAATGAAAACATTGACAGAATGTTATTATTTCAAACAATTGGAAGATACATCACCTGTTGCATTTTCATCATTAAGGGAAAAATTAAAATATTTCCATCCAGGTTTCCATTCAACAACTCCAGAAGGTTTAAATAGTAGATTAACATTTTTACATCAATGTATTAGACCCGGTGAGACATTACCAATAAAAGGTCTATCAGATGTTAGTGATTTGCCGGCAAGTGCAAGAAATACAACATTTGGTCCTCCACCAATTTGTATTATTAGGATTGGGGATTTTTATCATTCTAAAATCATTATTGAAAATGTTAATATAACATATGAAGAAAATGGTGGGATTATATGGGATTTAAATCCAGAAGGTATTGGTGTCCAACCAATGATTGCAAGTGTTACATTACAGGTTAAATTTATTGGTGGACAAGGGTTAGAAAAACCAGTCGAAAGATTGCAAAACGCGTTAACATCTAATTTTTATGCAAATACTGAAATGTATGATGAGAGATCCCAAGTTACAAATGAAACAATAGGTGGAATAGATAAAGATACATTTACAAAAGAATTTTTGGAAGGTTTAAAAAGAAGACCATCAAATAATGCAAATCCTGTTACTAAAAGTACAAATAAAATTAGTACTGGTGAATATATTGGTTCAACAGATGGTACTAATTTAACTGAAACAAAAATAGTAAATGATTTATTTACAAATGTAACAAGTTATTTTTCAAATTATGAAATTTTATATAATGTTTTATTAACCACGTATGGTCCTGAAATAATGCCTGTTTTATTATCACCAAATTATAGAACAATAAATAGTTATGATGTACAAACACCAACAACATTAAATACTATTAAATTATTTGGAGTTTATCCTACTGGCTCAGAATCAGATGTTTTAATTAATAATTTAGCGGAGGCAATGAATAACGCAATAAATAATTCTAATGATTTATCTGCAATATTTAATTTTTCAAGTAGCGCGTTTAAAAATAAACCTGATTTAATATCAACATCAAATAATTTATTAAAACCATATCTATTAGATATAGTTAATACGAAAATACAAACAAATTTAATTGATGACAAAAGTGCAAGTGATTTTGAATCAATTAGAAATAGTATTATTACAACATTAGATAAATTAAATTTTTTAATAACATATAATGCAGATGCGAAGGTTAATGATAATGGTGGTACAAAGGCAATACTTAGTGGTTTTTCTAATACAGATCTATATGGTGAAATTAGTAATGCAATAGATTATATAACTAACAATACAAGTAAAATGTATAGTGGTTTAGGTACATTAATTAATTACAGCGTAAATGGAAACAACATTATCATTAATGATAATGTTTTAAAAATAATTTTACCTGTTTTATTAAGAACTGAAAAAACAAACATTTTAAATATTTATAAACCAGCATATAATATTTTTAATTTAACAGATATTGAAAACGATTTTAATATTTTTATTAGTAATCAACCAAAATCAACATCATTAAAATTTGATAAACCAGTAATTAGAACAAATAGTAAAGAATTAAAATATACATATACCGAATCACCAATAACAGATGCTGATGGTAATATGTTAAATGAAATTAAATTAATTAAATCAGATCAAACTGATGTAATTAATAATAAATTAAATTTTTATAGAAAAAAATAAAAAAAATGAGAAATTATTTCGATAGATATCAATATTTTTTAAATGACGGTAATTTTAGGATTGTCCCTGGATTAGATATTCCGATTAAATCAACTGATAGGTATATGTTATATAAAAAAGGTAAAGATAGGTTGGATAAAATATCACAACAAAATTATGGTACACCGGTATTTGGTTGGTTGATATTAACTGCGAACCCATCTGCTGGTGGTTTAGAGTTTGAAATAGAAGATAATTTTTTATTAAGGATACCATTTCCTTTGATTACGACTTTACAAGATTACAAAAGATCGGTAGATTTATATACTTTATATTATGGCGAACAATAATTTATCAGATAATGAAAATATTTTAATTAAGGTTGATCAAAACAATTTAATGTATATTGATCCAAATAGTGTTATTGATAACGATGGAAACACACAACCTAGAAATATTAAACAAGAAAATTTAATGATGTATATTAATCTTGAGGCTGATTTGGTCCCAAGAACAATTCTTGCGTCTGAAAATAGTCCAAATACATTAACATCAATTGCTTCAGGAACATTTAATATGTTAAAAAATGCAAATGGTGATTATTATGATACCACATGGACTGATTCATTTATAAATAAACCAGCAGAAAATACACAAGTAAAACAAAATAATAACGATTCAAATACGGGTCCTAGTTATTATAATACAGACCCCTCAACGCAAACTTTTGGTATACAAAGTGTTAATATTCAAGTTAAAGGTATGAATTATATACCTCAAGTTGATATGACATTTATTGATGTTAGAGGTAAGACTTTATTTGAATCACCTGAAAATTCTCCATATAACGCATTTTTTCATTTACCTTGGCCAATATTTTATTTAACTGTTAAAGGTTTTTATGGTAAAGCAATAAGATATCGTTTACATTTAGTTAAGTTTAATACAAGATATAATGATAATACCGGTAATTTTGATATAACTACAAAATTCATTGGTTCAACATATGCATTTTTAACAGATATACCATTAAAAGGTGTTTTAAATGCACCATATATGTTTCCTATTGAAAATAATACACAACCAACATTTAATCCTAAAACGGGAAGATACGAACAAATGGTTTCTAAATCATCTAGAGGTTATACATTATTAAAAACAGTTTATTCTGAATATAAACAAAAGGGTATTTTACCAAAAGACTTTCCTGTTAAAACATTAAGAGAGGTTCTTGTTGTTGCAAGAAGTTTAGATAAAATATTAGAAAGGGAAATATTAGATCAGGTAGTTAATATAAAAGTTGTTGGTGCTTTAAAGGAATATGACGATATATTAACAAATTTTGAAAACGATATTAAAAGTTGGGCATCAACAAATTTATCTGCAGAATATGTTATTAATAACGATACAAAAGAGTATGGTTATTATTTATCAGGACAAGATAAAACAACTTTAAAAAATATTACCGGTTTAACTAAAAATGATTCATTAGAATTTAAAATAAATGATTATAATAAAAAATTAAAAGAATCACAAAGTTTAATTAATAGTATTACCAAAGAAAAAGGTAATCCTAATTTTATTAAAATATCATCAAAAACGACTAGTTATGTTGATAAATATTTTTATCTATTATCAGGTTCAACACAAGTGATTGTTGAAATAAACAAACTAGTAAATGAAATTTTAGATATAAGAAAAGATTTTAACGAACAAAATAATAAATTTGAAGATTTTATTGAAAATAAGATAAATGAAATTGTTAAAGACCCTAAAAAAGGTATCGGTTTTAGCCCAACTATTAGAAACATTTTTGGTGTACTATTGGCTAATGCTGAAGTTTTTATTCGAATGATGCAAGAAACTCATAGAAAGGCATTTGAAGTTTCTGATAAAAGAAAAGATTTAATAAAAGGATTTACTGATGAAACAATTGGTAATGCAATTTATCCTTGGCCAGAAATTAAAAAAACATTTGGTGAGAATAAACAAAAAGTTATTGCCTATCCGGGAGAACCTGATTTACAAACTAAATTAAATTCAAATAACCCAATATTATGGCCTGAGATTGATTTTCTTGAAAATTATAAATCAATTGCAACACAAAAAATAGACCCTTTAACAGAAAAAGAAGGTGGTGTAAATAAATCAACTTTTGTATTTGAAAGTAATAGTGAAGAAAAAACAATTAATAGTATTGGTACACTATCATATCTTATAAATACTATTCCATATGGTGATGATACTCCATCCACAACCTTTTATGAAATTTGGGAAAGAGCATTATATTATAATAGTTTTGATACTTTTGATAATGATACAATTTTAGAATTAGCAAATTTAGAAAGTGATAACATAAGAAATTCATTTATTGAAGATGAAAATATATTAACATTTTTAAGAGAAAAAGTAACAACCCCAAAAGAATTACAAGATCTTTTAAAATCTTCATCACCATTCCAAAGATATCCGTATTTTTTAGACTCATTACCAACAACACCATATTTAACTGATGCTTTAAATGTACCATTTTCAATTGAATCTAATGTCAATATGTCTGGTACATCAAGTAATGATTTGGATTATGTAAAAACAAATAATTGTTTATTAAAATATACACCAGAAGAATATAGAAAATATATTTATCCATTTAATTCTGATTTATATTTATCATATCAAAAACAAAATAATAATGTTTATTCCTCATTAAAAGATTATGAAGATAAAACATTAAAATTTAATGGTAATTTAAGTATTAATACAAAAGAATCTTTTATTGTATCACCAATAAATCCAAAATCTTGGGTTAAAATAAATAATGGTTATACACAAAATTTATTTTCTCAACAATTAAATATAGGAACAGATAATGTTAATATATTAAACACACCATATTTTCATAAACAACTTCTTAGTGATTATGGAAAAAATGGTAGTTTTGGTAAATACGTAGGATCAGCATATCTTTTATTAAATTCTTTACCATTTTATGATTTAGAAGATAAAATAGATTTAAGTAATGGGGGAAATACAAGTATTGTAATGTCTGATTTATTTAGAGAGATAGGTTCAACACATTATATACCATATCATTTGATTGTTAAATGGGGATCTATTTATCATAGATATAAAACATATCTTCTTGATGGGTTTGATATACTTAATGGATTTTTAAATACCGATAATACAACAACCATAATTGATGGACAAACATTTTTCAACAATAATTTAACTGGTTCATCATATACTGCCTATACATTAAATAATAATGGTACTAATTATGATGTTACATATGATCTTATAACTAATGATGTAGGTGTACATCCATATTATGATGCAATTTATCATCAAATAGTTAATGGTTATACACCTTATGATATATATAGTGGAAACACATCATTTAGTGGTAATGTGATTAATGGTAATATACAAACAAGAATGAGAACTGTTGGTACAAATAGTATAAATTATTGGACAACATTTGTAGATAATTCGAAATATAATACAAGTGATTTAAGATATACTTTTTTACCTTCAGATGGTGGAAATGAAATAAATAAAAAAAGAATTTTTACATTAGCGGGAATAACCACAACAACAAATACCGAAAATATTTATCAAGCTGAACAATCTAATTTAAGAATTATTTGGTCAGATGAAATTCTTAGTTTAACAAATAATTTTAACGGAATAACACATCCATCATATTCTGAGTATAGTAGGACATATAATACAGGATTAACACCGGATAATATATATGGTTTTGATAAAGTCTATAGAAAAGTGATAGATTTAATTAGTACATTTAGTCCTGATATTTTAAATGAATTTGAAAATATATTTTTAAATTTTGCATCTGAAAGTATTAATTCGGAAGTAAGTAATAACCTTTTTGATTTAGTAAAACACGCATCTTTTCAAGATATGTTAAAATCATTATGTTCTGTTATTAAAGACCCTAATGATAGTTCATTAACATTAAATGATTTAATAAATACATTAAAAACAAGACAAGTTACTAATTTAAATCAAGTAACAAATGAAATATTGTCAGATAATAATTTATTAAAATTAACAATTGCAAATCCTAAAGAAATTAACTTATATGTAATTGAAGGATTTGGTAATAATTCAAATAGTAGTTTTACATATAATCCATTTAATGTTGGTCAATTAACAACAGAAAATAGAAATTATATTAAACTATATATTGGTGAAGATATTGATCTATACTATGAAAACTTTTTTGAACAAAATAATGTTGAGCTTAGTATGGAAAATATCTTAAATTTTAGACCATTAATATTAATTTATGCGGGATATAAAAAACAAGGAAACACATTATCTTTTAATGATTATATCAATTCTAATATTATAGAACCTAGTATTCAGAGATCATCAACATTTTTAACAAATTTAATTAGAACATTTAGAAATAGTAATTTTAAAGCAAGTAATAACAAAACTAACATTAAAATACAAGCAGGTTATAATCAAAGAGATGTAAATATTGAATTATATAATTATTTCAAGACATTAAATGACAAATGGATTGCTGGTAATTCTATTGGTCAAAGATTATTAATGGATGAATTCTTATTTTTAGATAAAGCCAATAAAGATATTGGTGATAAATTATTTTTAGACTTAACTAGATTAACAAGTGTTATTGATGAAAACAACATTGAAAAAGATTTATATAGTGCAATATCTATGATGATACAAGGTACTGGTTTAGATATGAGACCATTACCATCATATGTTAATTTTTATGGTACTAATTTTTCAACAACACCTAAATTAACAACATCTAAAAATGTTGCTAAAAATATTTTTGGTACATTCTTAGAAGTTGATTATCAAGAATCAACACCAAAAATTATTATACAATTAGTTGGTTTAAATTCAAAACATTTAGATATTGTTAGTAAAAAATATTTATTTAAAGATGATGGTTTTGATTTATCAAATACAAATAATAATCCATTAATAATAACAACAAATCAAGCATTTACCGTAAGTGATTTTTCAAAATCAAATAAAGTAGTTGCCTTTGAAGTTAGTTTTGGTGATCAAAATCAAAGTATATTTAAAAGTGTACAACTAGATCAATCAACCATAAAAGAAACAACGGCATCAATGTATGCATTGGAACAATTAGCTAGATCTGAATCAGGTGCTGGTGCATATAACGTGGATATTGGTTTATTTGATTATTATAGACAAGCATCATATAGTTGTGAAGTTACTTGTATGGGTAATGTTATGATACAACCTACAATGTATTTTTATTTAAAAAATATACCAATGTTTAAGGGTTCATATTGGATAACTGAAGTTAGTCACGATATTAAACCTGGTACAATAACAACAAAATTTACAGGGTCTAGAATACCATCATCATCATTACCTGATCCAAATGATAGTTTTACATCAAGTTATAAGTCTTATTTTGAAAAAATAAAATCAATTGCATTAACAAAAATTGATTTTACAGCTAAAAATATACCTGTTCAAGTAATAACAGTTGGTAAATATAAAACAGATCCGGGTAACTTTGTTGCAGGTGAAACACTTAACTCATTCTACCAAGATGGTGGATATAGTAAAATTGGTGGAATACCATATAATGGTATTAATGGTGATGAAACAATTCAAATGGTCACATATAAAGGTGATAATGGTAATGATCTTTGGTTAAGAGCAAGAGTAGTAAATATGGGAAATGAAACCGAATATCCTTTGGATGATAATGTTGCAATGAGTTTAATTAGTAAATTAGATCCAAAAACACATATTATTAACCCATCAACATTACTTTGGTCAGAGTTAAAATTAACTACAACTGATAATTATTTTTATTCGACTAAATTTGATAAAAATACAGATGTAAATAAATTAATGGATAACACTATAACTAAATTCTATAACCCTGTTAATACTAAAATTGTTTTAGTTGAATCATTATATCAATTAAATAGTATGGCCGGAGTAAGATTAGCTCAAGGTCCTGTTAGTATAATGCCAACAGTAAAAAATTATGGTATTGCCATGTCAGAAAAATTAATGAGAGAACTATCATTGACAACCGGAGATGTGGTATATTTTAGAATTCAAAATAAATAAGAACATTAGTGAAAATTGAGATATTTATAATAAAACATTATGGATAATAATAAAATAAATAATTCATTAGACCAATTCTTAAATCCAAATGTGGTTAAGAATTTTTCTAATAACGGAAAAGAACAAGAAGTTTGTGATTTACAAACTGGTGAATGTTACACAATAAAATCTAAAGACGGTATCGTTGAAAGAATAAATAAAAGATTCATTACCGAAGACGGTAGACAATTATTACAAGACTAAGAACCATGTTAGAAAAACAATTACACGAAGAATTATTGCGTTACAGAGAAATCAATAATTACGGAAAAAGATTTATAAATGAACAAGCAGATTTACCTCCAGCACCCGGTGCAGACTCACCACCAGCAGGAGGAGATGTTCCACCTGCATCTGGTGCGGATGCACCACCAGCAGGGGGTGATTTAGGTGCTGGAGCACCACCAGCAGGAGATACAGGAACACCACCAGCAGGAGATACAGGAGCACCACCGGCAGATGCACCATTACCCGAAGCAGATTCAACAGAAGAAATTGATATTACTGATTTAGTTAATATGACTAAAAACATTAAAAAAGATGTTGAATCAAGTAAACAAGATCATGGTTCTGTTTTATCTAAAATGGATGATGTATTTACTAAATTAGATGACTTGGCAGCAAAATTATCTGAAATGGATGCTGTTATTCAAAAAATTGATCAATTAGGTGCTGAGGTTAAACAAATGAAACCTGAAACACCGGTAGAGAAATTAGAAATGAGATCATTAGATTCATATCCATTTAGTCAAAAACCAACTGACTTCTTTAATCAGAAACAAGCTGAAATGAGAACAAGTGGTAAAAATGAATATGTATTAAGAAAGGATGATATTAGTAACTATTCTAAAAACACTATAAAAGATACATTTAACCCTGAAAAAGAAGACGATGAATATAGGTTCTAAGGTGAAATTCTTTATGGAAGTTCACGCACAATTTAAAATTAACCATTGGCAAACTAAAGGGTTTGCTAGACATAATGCCTTTGGTGGTATATATGATGAACTTATTGAATTAATTGATAAGTTTGTTGAGGAAGCCATGGGTAAATATGGTAGATTTGTATTAGAAGGTGATGATAAGACACTTGAGTTGAAAAATTTAAGTGAAATTGATATGAAATCTATGATTAAGACTATTAGAGAAGCACTTATACAATTTACTGATGAATTTGACGAGACAGATACTAACTTATTAAATATACGTGACGAAATGTTGGGTGAAGTTAATAAGTTATCGTATCTACTTACTTTAGAGTAAGAAAAACTTTATTTAAAAAAAACGACTAATCCATTTTTTTTATTGATTTTATTTTACTATATTTGATTTATTACAAAGATATTTAAACAACAATTATGAGTACATTTGACGCGGTACTGGCACAGTACGAAAAAAACAAGAATGGTTCTTACAATGGAACCCCACAGATGTCTGAAGCAGACAGATTAAAAAAGTATTTCAACACGGTTTTACCGAAAGGACAAACCACTGGTGAAAAAAGAATCAGAATCCTACCTACTAAGGACGGTTCAACACCATTCGTTGAAGCTTATTTCCACGAAATTTATGTGGATGGAAAGAAAGTAAAACTTTACGATCCAAAACAAGATGGTAAACGTTCTCCTTTAAACGAAGTAAAGGAAGGTTTACTAATGACCAAAAAACCAGAAGACAAAGAACTGGCAAGACAATATACTTCTAAGAAGTTTTATATTGTTAAAGTTATCGACAGAGATAATGAAGCAGATGGACCTAAGTTCTGGAGATTTAAACACGCTTCAAAAGGAGATGGTATCTTAGATAAGATTGTTCCAATTTGGAGAAACAGAGGAAATCTTGCAGATATTAAGGAAGGTCGTGATTTGACACTTTCATTGTCACTTCTAAAATCAAATACTGGTGGTGAATATACCGCAGTATCATCTATCATCCCTGAAGATAAAGCACCATTACATACTGATCAGTCAATTGCTGATAAGTGGATTAATGATGAAATGACATGGGATACCGCTTATGCAAAAAAATCAGAAGATTACTTGGATTTGGTTGCAAATGGTGAAACACCAAAGTGGGATGCTGATTTGAAGAAATATGTGTCAATGACAGTTTCTGATGAAACTATTGGTAGTCCAAAAACTTCAACACCAAAAATTGTTGACCCACAAGAAGATGATGAACCCGCAGATGATCTTCCGTTCTAATTTAAAAAAACAATAAACTTTACGGCACAGACTTATTTATTAATTAATATTAATGTCTGTGCCATTTTTATCAAAAAAAGAAAATGGCAACAATTAAGAAAAAAGAAATTGGGGATTACAAAAGTAAGTATTCAAGTAAAACAAAATACAAAGAACAAAATTTTTACTTTTGTGGTGATGCTTTCTTTAAAGCATCAGGTGTACCGGGACCTATAATGGGTGGAATTAATATGTTTTTAGGACATTCCAACTCATCAAAAACAACGGCAATGATTTTATCTGCAGCAGATGCACAAAAGAAAGGTGATCTACCTGTTTTTATTATCACAGAGAAAAAATGGGATTGGAAACACGCAGTTGAATTAGGATTACAAGCAACTAAGAATTCTGATGGAGAATGGGAAGGTGATTTTATATTCAATGATACATTTGATTATATCGAACAAGCAACAGATTTTGTCAATGAATTATTAGATGCACAAGAAAAAGGTGAAATACCTCGTAATTTAGTATTTTTATGGGATTCAGTAGGTTCAATACCATGTAAAATGACTTATGAAGGTAAAGGTGGTAAGATGCACAATGCATCCGTATTATCTGATAAGATAGGTATGGGTATTCATTCAAGAATATCTAAATCTAAAAAAGAAGATTACCCATATTATAATACTATGGTTATAGTTAACCAACCTTGGGTTGATTTACCGGATAATCCATTTGGACAACCAGAAATTAAAGCAAAAGGTGGTGAAGCTATATGGTTGGCATGTACATTGGTATTTTTATTTGGTAATCAAAAGAAAGCGGGTATCAGTCATATTGACGCTACCAAAAATGGTAGAAAGGTTACATTTGGTACAAGGACTAAGGTATCTGTGGTTAAAAACCATATGAGTGGTCTTTCTTATAAAGATGGTAAAATCATCGCAGTACCTCAAGGTTATATTGAGGATACAAAAGAAGCATTGGAAGAATACAAAAAACAATATTCCGATTATTGGAATGGTATTTTAAGTGGAACAGGAGAAATCGACTTTACTGAAACAAGTAAAGAATTCGAGGAAGAATAGTATTTTTTAACAATAAATAAACATGAATGTCAGTATTACTGGT